TTTACGCGCTAGGGATCCAGTATCCTGCACCTGCTCAGAAAAAGAACAGTGTATTACAGTTCTGGGCAACCTATCAGTGAATCCATTAAAGCTATTAGGCCCTAGTGGGTCTAATTAGTTTTAGTTGAGGAGCTCCATTATGGGTGGAATGTACACTTCGAAGAGAATCTTGAAAGATTTTCCTAGAGTGAGCATTTGGAACCACAATAACGGCGTACCAGCTCAGAATTTTGAGATGGCCGTCGCACAATGTGTTCCAACCCAAACTACCTACTCCTATCGGAGTTATGGTAATGATACCGTTACTGGAACGGATGATTTTCTAGCTCGGATTAGGGATTTAAATTCCCGAAGCTGGCTGGATTATTCCCAGTTTGATACTGGTCATCCGTTTGACACCGTTAAACAAGAGTGGGACTTGTCCCACAAACTTGTCGATGTCAAAGGCGGTGCCGCGAGGTACCGTGGTCCTTTGATCATTGGAAACGATGCATCACTGCCTATCACAACCTGGTTTCCTGGGTTGCCGTCTTTCGACAGCAACTTTTATGGAACCAAGCTTATGCTTAGTGCAGTGCCCACAAAACCGGTAGCCGATATGGCAGTTGCTCTTGGTGAACTCCGTCAAAAACACGGAATACCGAGCATACCGGGGAAGCTATTCTTCTGGGAAGATAAGGTCCACACCGCCCTTCAAAAGGGTGGCGGGGAATATCTTAATCTTGCCTTCGGATGGCGTCCCCTATTGCATGACATTAAGAGCATCATGACTGCGGTCGTAAACTCTGAAGAGATTATGACGCAGTACCTTACCGATTCTGGTAAGGCAATATATCGGTACAGGGATATCCCCGTCATTCATTCTAATCTCTCCTATAAAGATAACGTCGTAAAGACGAACCTCTTTCAAGGATTGACCTCGAATGACAGCCAGCTCTTTAATGGGCTCGGCGCTGACGGTAGGGTATCTCAGGTGACAAACCATGATCGAACGATCTGGCTTACAGCACAGTTTAGCTATTATCTTTCTTCGGGGATTGATCCTCTTAGTCAGATAAAGCTTTACGCTGGCCTTGCACGTAAAGTGCTTGGCATCAGGCTTACGCCTGAAGTGCTGTGGGAATTGGCACCTTGGAGCTGGCTATACGACTGGTTTTTCAATATTGGTTCTGTTTTACAGAACATTGAAAATTTCAGAACGGATGGCCTTGTTGCGAGGTACGCGTATCTGATGTGCACCGATGTGGTGACAACGGATACAACTTCCTCTCGCCATGGGCTTAATCACCTATTTGGCGAAGTGTCTCGAAGAATGCGCGTAACGCACAAACAACGAGTCAGGGCAACACCTTATGGATTCGGCCTAGATCCGACGACTTGGTCGCCGGAACGCTGGGCAGTATTGGCAGCACTTGGTATGACCAAGTCTCCAAACGCTTTGAGATAAGCGTCCTGCTGATGTTCTTCAGCTTGTATATCACTAAGGTACCTGGGAAGGTACCGTAATAATAAATGGAGTAATGCCATGGCATTCGCCGATCCCCAATCAGTCACAATCAATGCCGTTGCTCAGACGCTTCCGCGTACGAGCTCCGGCGCATCATCTGGTAATTTTACCAAAGATGATGGTACGGTTAAGTTGGGAGTTTCGCACCTTTACGGTGCGCGTACTCGCCGACAGATCCGTCTTGATCACCAGAAGTATGCCGCTGACCCGCTTATCTCGGCTCAGAACGTTCTTCGATCCATGAGTGTTTACATGGTCGTTGATGTTCCGAAGCAGGGATATACGGTCGTTGAGCAGAAGCAGATTGTGGACGCTCTTGTAGCGTACCTCACTGCGTCTTCTGGCGCTAAGGTCACCCAGCTTTTGGGCGGGGAGATCTAAGTTATGACTGACGCAAGTCACCGTCGTAGTGGGGGTTATGCCCCTACTGCAGCATTCCTGATTCTTGGTACTCTTTTGAGTATCTCGATTTCAGTGAATGCGGTGTTCTACGTGATGTTTACGTGGAATCTTGTGCCCGGCTAGCTTTTAGCCGATAGGATTGGTAACATGGCTATGGAAAACGAACCTCATTTAAGGAGGAGTTTTGAAAAGCCTTATGTTACTCCTAGCTAGTGTTCTCCATGATATGGGGACACTATGTCGCGTTAGCACCAGCCTCGATCTAAAAACGATCGAGGCTCGCGTCAAACATGAAGGTATATCGTTTTTAACGATTACCCTGCCTGACTTTGCTAAAGACTTCGAAAGAAGTCTTGAGCTCGGAAAGGTAGATCACACTCTGTTTAGCAGTTTTGCTTTTCAGAGAGGGCTCCCCCGATTTCTCGGAGGTTACCTTGATCAAGTGTTTGACCGTGGTACTGGCGTCCTACTCCCGCAACCTAATGAAGACTCAATCTTTGCTATTCGTCAGATTTCTCTGATGTTTAGTAAGATACTTCTTCCCTGTCGTGATGACAGGGTGAAGCGAGCCTTCTCCGGTTACATGGAGTGTGAGTTGGACATCATCAAAGGTACTCCCAAGTTCGTTCTGAGCTACCAAGCTCAGTTTCAACGAGTCTCACGAGTACTTTATCGGCAATATTTCTCACGAGTAGCCAATCGACTATTTCGTGGCGAGTTTCTGCCGAAACACGGCTCAGGTTCCACTGCTGACAGGATTCTTGGGAACAAGAAATTCCTTCTGCAAGAATGGAGTGAGCGGCTGGAGAGTGTGTATCCATTTATGGTGCACCTATCATCTAGTTACACGTTGGCACTCGCCAACTTGTCGTGTGTTGATGTCCGCGAACCTTGGAATGAGAGACCCGTAAGGGTCATCTCAGTTCCAAAAACGCTAAAAACGCCGCGAATAATCGCTATGGAACCGTCCTATATGCAGTTTATGCAACAGGGCATCCTTGAGATTATTCGAGAAGAGTTGGAGAGGGATAACCTCCTTTCCTCTTTTCTCAGTACTAAGTCACAGAAGCCTAATCAGCTTGCTGCCTTAGAAGGTTCTCTTTCTGGGAACCTTGCCACACTCGATTTGAGCGAGGCTTCTGATCGCGTTTCTAATCTGCATGTACGGTCTCTCATGACTGATTTTCCGCTTCTTGACGAAGCGGTTCAGGTAACGAGAAGCCGGAAGGCAGATGTGCCTGGTTTTGGTGTTGTACACCTGACCAAGTTCGCGTCGATGGGTTCAGCTCTCTGCTTTGACATGGAGGCAATGGTCTTTTTGACCACCATCTTCTGTGCCATCGAAGATTGCTTAGGACGACAGTTGACCATGAAGGATGTTAAATCCCTTCGTGGCCAGGTGCGTGTCTACGGAGACGATATTATTGTCCCTGTAGAATACACGCTATCCGTTGTGAGTAAGCTTGAAGCCTATGGTTTCAAGGTTAACTCCCGCAAGTCTTTCTGGAATGGTAAATTCCGTGAGTCTTGTGGTAGGGAGTTCTACAACGGACACGATGTATCCATTACACGTGTTCGTCGAATGCTTCCGAAACAACGGCAGCATGTCGATGAGGTCGTGTCTACGGTGTCACTTCGCAACCAGTTTTATTTGGCTGGAATGTGGCACGCGGTTAGATACCTGGATTCACTGTTGGAGGGGATAATACCTCTTCCAGCTGTTGGTCCAGCCTCACCCGGGATGGGCAAGTACAGTTTTCTTGGTTACCAAACCGAGAGACTGCATCCTGATTTGCAGATGCCTTTGGTTAGGGCAGCTACAGTCAAGCGTAGACTTCCAGTTGACAAGCTGGATGACTACGGTGCTCTCCTCAAGTTTTTCTTGAAGAGAGGGATTGATACTGGATCTTTTCCAGCCGATTTCTCTGTTGACAAGAATCATCTTGAACGCGCTGGGCGTCCTGATTCCGCCGTCATAAAAATCAGATGGGTTAGTTCTTACTGAGACTAACCCTTGGAGTCTATCTTGTCAAGGATAGACTGGGCCCTTAATATGGCCCGTGCGGAGGATATTAGCCTCTTCTGAGACTAATCTCCTCAGGAGATGCAC